CAACCGTCCTTTGGGCGGCTGTCGTGGTGCTCATCGGTCAATAAACCAAGCAACCAACGAACATTATTATGAAAACCTTATCTTACGAATACGTTCACACGTCGGAATCTTTAAAAGCTCAAGACGGACGTTTTGAAAACTACCATTATCAACTTGACGACGGCGAACGCTACGCCTTCATGCTATCCGACGACAGTGCCTTGCGATTGATCGTGTTTTACAGTGTGGTGTAACCAATAACCGACGAATAAACAATCATTATGGACAAAACACCTATACTTTTAATCAACGGCTCTTCAGGCATTTATATACCACAACGTTTCATCGATGAATACGCGAGCGATTGGAACCTTAAGAACGTTGACGCGGATAGCATTGAATCAATAAAGAACGGACCTGACGACGAATGGTATTGGGAAGCGTGGTGGATGGTTGAGCAAAACGCTACGCACGTAGACGGATTCGTCTTGTATCAAGACGACGACCTGTGGGCTATTCCGTCAGACATGCCAACCTACGCAGATACCCTTAAAAACGTACGTTCACGCATGAAGACTGACGATACTGGAGCGAGCAAAACGCTAGGCACTATTGAAGAAATGATAAGTGCAGCGCAAGGCAGTCTCTTTGGTTACCATCCAATGTCTTTTCATACTGACGCGTTGCAAGCGTGGTTTAATAACTTGGATTTGCCTAATTACGTATGGTTTGAAGAGGGTTTTGGCGAGTTTAATCGCGACCAATTGAAACAAGACGTATTCGGAAAAGACTTAATGCAATACGTGTAACACAACGACAATAACAATGGACATTTTAACAATCTTTATGTGGGTCATGATCTTCTTACTTGGCTTTGGCTTTTTGTATTACGAAAAAGGCGACCGCTAAATGGAACCATTAACAGTCTTGACACTGTGGACGTGCATAGCCATTACGCTTTTGTATGTGCTCTTAAACAACCAATAAAAACAAAACGATATGAACGAAAACAAAACAAGAACCATCGACATCACACCAACTTGGCGAGCGATTATGCCGACCATGGTTGCCGTTCTTACTAACCCGAAAGCCTCCTCCGATTCACACAAAATAATCGCCGACGAATTGATGCGACTTGCAAAGCTTGTGGACGATCAAAACGCCAAGGCCAAGGCCGAGCATGAATGGAAATGAACGAAAACGATACGCAAATGGAAAAATACAGCGGCGTTATAGGCGACCGAGAGGTTCGTTTAGTACCCGTAGACTATAGCACATGGGCGGTAGACGTCCGCATCGAAACGGGAGAACGCAAGGGTGAGTACGTCGAAGGTTACCTGTATTACGATTATGAACCCGCCTTAAAAAACTATAATAAACTAATTGAACATTATGACATTCAAAACAGGCTTACATAAGAAACGACCTGCTACCATTCACCCGAAGATTGAACGGACGCCCAAGGGCGAGCTTATCGTGGTCTTTAAGGATGGTACGTGGCTTTACCATTATGAATGGCTATTGACGGCTTCTAAAGAACACCTTGAGCGTGTCAAACGCTTAACCCAACCCAACACCTAACCTAATACTATGAAAATAAAAATAACGAAGACCATGCTAGACAAAAGCATATGCGATTGTAACAAATCCGTACGTGACTTCTTGCGTGACGCAGGAATAATCGACTACGACGACCTTGAAGCGGGCGACCGCCGTAAGTTCAAGGCAACGTTGGATCTAGCAGGTGCAAAGGAAGAGTGTGACGTGTCCTGCTATCGTGCCAACGGACGCGGTGACAAACGCATCTGGGTCACCAAGGTACGTGACCACGCAAACGAAGGAGACGAGTTACTCTTTTCCTTACGCAACGGCAACCTCTACTTACACCTCAAATAATGGACACATTAACCGAAGTAAAACAAAACCTTAAACGCCTCGAAACGTTGCTTGATCGCAGCGCCGTGAGCCTAGCAATCCAAACGCTTGTACCTGACGCCTTCGAAAACGGCAAGGCACGTGTACGTTTCAGTTCCCGATTCCCACATAAGGAACGACAGGACTTCAGCGTCACCATAAACGACACTTACGTGTTTGAAGCGGTGAACATACCCGACGTTTTATGGAACGATCGCCAATCACGTAAACAACAACACAACAACAACGAATCATGAGCGAAATTAAAAGCATGATTACAACCGACCTTATGGAAGGACGCATTAAACGCATCCACATCAACCGACATAACATCAAGCACAACGCGAAGGCGAATTGGAATACGTGCGACCTCAAGCCTGTCGTAACAGTCAAGACGAGCGCTAACAACCACAAGGGTTTTCGTGCGCAGATCGGAGACAAGACGACGTTGATCTATTCACCCGACAAACCGCTCGCTTGTGGTGCCAAGGTATGGATCGAAACCACGGAGAAAGTAATACTATAATGATCGACCCTAACGACCTAGCAATCGAACCCAACGACGACGACATTGCCGACGAATATTGGGACGACGTACCCGAACAGGACGACGACTTTGAAATACCCGACGACTTGGAGACTCATCAATTATGAAACTTAACTATACCGAAGCGGAAAGTTTTAACTTACTGCGTCAGCATTTTCCTGACATTCAAAAAAACGGAGCAAGAAAAAGGCTTAAAGAGGCTTATGAATGGGTTCAAGGTTATGCTGAGATATCCAACTGGGATACTGAAGAACTAAAAAGCGATATGATTCCTCCTTTTATTCCCGATGGAACGCGTCTTATCAAACTTGAAAACGACGATAAAGAACGTGATTTTATTCTTCAGTTTTGGGAGATTGAAAACAAGCATCCCGTATGTGACGATAAACTAAAGCGCTTACATCATTGGTTGTTCCGTGAAGTCGATCCGTATGACGTCGGAGTCTTTGAGCTTTGGCGATGTGATAAATGGGGAGGTGGACACAGACGCCTGTTCAGCAACATCGATTGGTACTTGTACAAGGGATACGAAAACTACGAAGAATTAAATTCAAACTTTAAATCCGCCGACGAATTATTATGACACTACAACCTAAATTAATCGGCTTATGTGGCGCTAAAGGCGTCGGTAAGTCTACGTACGCTTCGTTCATAGCAGGACAGCATGGACACGTGTACTCCTTTGCAACGCCGTTAAAGACCATGCTTATGTCGGTCTTTCCTGACGAGTATATCTTGGAGCAAAAGGAGTTACCGATTCCTAACTATCCGAAGCACGTCACAGGTCGTTATCTTTTACAGACGCTTGGCACGGATTGGGCTAGAAAATTAATAACCGAAGACATATGGATGCTGATGTTACGTGAAAGGTTGGTCAAGGACATGGATAATAAAGCGTCGCCGATGGTTATTGATGATCTACGTTTCCCGAACGAAGCAACGATGGTACGTGAACTTGGAGGCGAGGTTTGGCTAGTCCGTAGACGTGGATTCAAACCGAGCAACGACAATCACGCGAGCGAAGCGGGCATACCCGACAACTTGGTTAACAGAAAGGTGTTGCTATGAGTTCGTTCCAACAACAGATCATATCGAACGCCGAGGCAGGAGCTTGGGCAGACGTAGGCTTTTCCACTATCGTATCACCTGAAGAAATGAAGGAAGCAACCGACAGATTCTGGGCGAAATGTCAGCTTGCAATCGACAAGAACGGGAAGAAATACCGCACCACTCTTGAGCGTACCCGACCGAGTTGTGAGATCGATTACAAGAACTTTAATAAAAAGATTGCTTCTTGAATCGGTTAGTTTTAAAACCCGCCGACCAACAAAACGAAAGGACGAATTATGGCAACAATTAACCCGCGAGGTAAGAGATTCCAAGTGAACTACACTCCTCCAAACGGACTAAGGCTTAGACCTTCGTTCGATACGTACGAGCAAGCCGACGAGTGGCTACGTTTGATGAAAGAAAAGGTACGAACAGGTCAGGACATCAGCCTTGACGTCGTTCAAAGTAGCAAGGCAATCGTCATGAACTTAAGTGAACTTGCCGAGGAAGTACTTAACCGACATTGGCGTGGATGCAAGAGCGAGTTGAGCTTGTGGCGTAACGCAAAGGACGTGTACCTCCGCTTGGGTGCTAGTCGTTCAGTCAAGGAAGTTGATGAGCGTTTGCTTGACGACCTTGTGTATCAACTCGAACGAGACGGCAAGAGTAACGGCACGATTAACCGACGATTAGCGGCGGTCAGCAAGATGCTTAAACACGCGTACCGACGTGGGTACATCAGTCGTATGCCAATCATCGAACGTAAGCGTGAACCCGAAGGTCGTATGCGTTGGATCAACGAGCAGGAAGAGGCCAAGATG